AATTACAGATAAAAGAACAAACAGATCAAATAAACCAAACAGATAAAAGCGAACAAATCAAAGAAAAAATGGATACACTGCTTAATAGAAAACAAGTTGAGCAACGGACGCCAGAATGGTATGCACAAATGGCAACTATTATTTCCGCAAGTGAGATCGGAAATTTATTTGCAGCACCAAGGCAAAGGGCAAAAATGGTAGTATCTAAAACAATTCCATACCAGCCACGTAATCAGCCATTAGCGGTAACATCAGATAGAATGAGTGCATTTGATTGGGGTATTCGTTTCGAGCCAGTGGTGAAACAGATATATGAATACAAATATGGAGTTATAATAAAAGAATTGGGTCGACTCTATCACCCAATAGATACGCGATGCGCAGCATCACCAGATGGTCTAATATATTATTGTCCTAAAAAGGAAAGAATGGGTCGCTTGATAGAAATTAAGTGTCCTGTGACACGAGAAATAGATGGAAAAGTCCCAAAAGATTATTATTCCCAGATGCAGATGCAATTGCATGTAACAGGTCTTGAAATGTGCGATTATGTGGAAGGAGTATTCTCATCAAAATATAATAATATGGATGAAAAAACAGGTCCAGGATTATACAATGGATATATAGCAGTTATGAAAAAAGACGATGTATTTTATTATGAATACAGTCCAGTAAATATTGAATCATGGAATCCTGAAGGAGAACTCGTTGAATTAATTTCCTGGAAATTAATGCAATGGGGAGAACAGATAGTTGTAAAAAGCAACGAATGGTGGGAATCAATTGTTCCAGTAATGAATACATTTTGGGAGGATGTAGAAAAAGCAAAGCGTGGTGAGTTTACAGTTCCAGAATCGTCTCGTAAAAGAAAAGAAGAACCATGTAAAATCATATTTAATAAGTTGGATGCGTGAATCGGCTAAGGAATCGGTATAGAGTCACCTTTATAGAAATTCGAAACTAATTCATGAAAAGGTGCAGAGCAACTATCAGGATATCCACGTTTATAATTATTTGTCATTTGACGAAATGTTCCCGTTTTAGAAACCATTCTTTCAAAATCACTCTTGTAACAAGAACGACTATTTACATTTGATAAAGATTGTCCTAGGGTGGAAAATTGATCATTTAGTAGGTAATAAGGCTGAGTATTATAAAGATCGGCGGGGCTAGGACTATCAGGAGGATATTCGAATACAGGTTTATCCATATTTTCAAAATTCTCTGGAACCCACCATTTTTTTTGTGCTTCATTAACGAAAGCAGCACTTACACCAATTAATATAAAGCTTAATAGAATATAATTTATTGTACTATCATTCATATTTCAAACTAATTATGTTTATTAAAATAAAATTTGAAATGATAACTTATATAGAATTCCGGAAAGAATGATGTCTATGCAAGTTTTAAAACGCGACGGATCCAAGGAAGATGTATCATTTGATAAAGTCCTAACAAGAATTCGAAAATCCGCGGAAAACCTCGATGTAAATCCAACTCTCATTGCTCAACGAACTCTATTACGAATTTATGATGGAGTCAAAACATCAGAATTGGATGAATTGGCAGCGCAGCTTTCAATCTCATTAATGACAACGAATCCAGATTATGGTACACTTGCTTCCAGGATCGCAATCTCAAATCATCATCGCAATACTTCACATAACTTTACAGATGTTGTATTTGCATTATCAAATCAAACCGTAGAAAAAACAGGCGAGAAAACAAGCAATGTGTCGGAAGAACTCGTCGAATTATGTCAAAAATATGGTGACGCAATTAATAAGAAAATAGATTATACACGCGACTACTTATTTGATTATTTCGGTTTCAAAACTCTCGAAAAACTACAATATTTATTAAGAGATATAAAAGGTAAAATACTAGAACGTCCGCAACATTTATTAATGCGCGTTTCTCTTGCAATATGGGGATCCGTCAATATTGATAGAGTATTTGAAACATATGATCTTTTAAGCCAGAAATATTTTATTCATGCGACTCCAACCAATTTTAACGCAGGGACTCCTAGACAACAACTCAGTTCGTGTTACTTACTTTCCGTAAAATCGGATTCAATCATCGGGATATATGACACATTAAAAGACTGTGCACAAATCTCCAAATATGCGGGTGGTATTGGACTACATATTCATAATATAAGAGCAAAAGGTTCACATATTAAGGGAACAAATGGAACTTCAAATGGAATTGTACCAATGCTCAGAAATTTTAATGATACAGCGCGATATGTGGATCAATGTTTCACACCAGATACTATGATATATACTGAAAATGGTGTTCGATACATTTCGCAAATCGAACCTGGCGAAAAAGTACTAACAAGTAATAATACATATCATACTGTTCTAAAACAAGTCATTCACGAATATTCTGGACCAATGTATGAAATCCAGTTGGAAGGGAATCAAATGGAAGTATGTGTAACAAAAGATCATCCCATTTTATCTGTAAAGACGGATAACGCATATGATACATCGCTAGACACAGTCCTATCACAAATTAGAGCGGGGCTTAAAGAAGTAGATTATATCGAGGTAAAAAACCTGAAACCAGGTGATTTCACCCTATTTCCTGGTGGAGTTTACAAGAAAATAGCAAATATTACTCCCACAACCTATTCAGGTAAAGTATACGATTTTGAAATAGACGGGCCACATGATTATACAGTAGTTCATTTAGGAGTTGCACATAATGGAGGTGGAAAACGAAATGGTTCATTTGCGATTTATTTGGAGCCATGGCACGCCGATGTAGAGGATTTCTTGAAGTTAAAACTAAACACAGGATCAGAAGAAGAGCGTTGTCGAGATTTATTTTATGCGCTCTGGCTGCCCGATTTATTTATGGAGCGTGTCGAAAAAAATGAGAAATGGACTCTATTTTGCCCATCAGAAGCCCCTGGTTTAGCCGATGTATATGGAGACGATTTCAAGGCTCTATATGAAAAATACGAAACAGAAGGACGTGGTAGAAAACAAGTAGATGCTCAAAAACTATGGTTTAAAGTACTGGATTCACAAATTGAAACGGGGACACCGTATTTATTGTATAAAGACGCTGCAAATAAAAAATCAAACCAGAAAAATTTGGGGACGATAAAAAGTTCTAATTTGTGTGTAGCTCCTGAAACGCTAATTCTAACAGATAAAGGATCGCTACAAATTTCTACATTGGTAGGACAAGAAGTAAATGTATGGAACGGAGATGCCTGGTCTAAAACAACGGTTATTAAAACGGGTGAAAATCAAAAATTAATAACAATATATTTAACAAATGGTGCGCATATTACATGTACTCCTTATCATAAATTTATTCTAGAAAGCGATAAACCTATTCGTGATGCACCGAGAATAGAAGCAGCGCATTTAAAACTAGGTATGAAATTGATGTCAAATAGCGTTTTAGCAATAGTAGATAATAAACGAACGGATGATACATATTGTTTCAATGAACCATATAATCATGCTGGTGTCTTTAATGGTATTTTAACTGGACAATGTACTGAAATAATAGAATACTCGTCGCCAGAAGAAACAGCCGTTTGTAATTTGGCATCTATTGCACTACCTCAGTATGTAGAAAAAAAGACATTTAATTACGAGAAGTTGAAAGAAGTTGTCAAAGTAGCTATTCGAAATCTAAATAGAGTGATCGATATTAATTATTATCCGACGCCTGAAACAGAATTATCAAATACAAGACATAGACCAGTTGGTTTAGGAGTACAAGGTTTAGCGGATGTCTTTGCGCTTATGAGAACGCCATGGGAATCGGAGAAAGCAGCGGATGTAAACCAAAGAATATTTGAACATATGTACTATGCGGCAGTAGAATCTTCATGTGAAATTGCGGAAAAAGACGGTCCTTATTCGACCTATAAAGGTTCACCAATTTCGGAAGGGAAATTCCAATATGATTTATGGAATGTTACACCAATAACAGAAAAAGATGGCACTCTTGATTGGCGGAGTCTAAAAGAGAAAGTGGCAAAACATGGTGTTCGTAATTCATTACTCCTTGCTC